ACCGTGTTGGCAGCCGTAAGACCCGCACCAACCGTGACGTTGCCGGATGAGTCCAGAACAAGGTTGTTGGTTGCGCTGGATGGGTGAACTGCTGTTATTACTTTGATCGTTGACATCTTTAGACGCCCTTCACGATGTTGACGAACCGGCTATCCGGCTCAAGTGCGATAAGTTCATGGGCCTGACCAGCATCCCAATCCACGATCTGTCCCGGCTTCAGAATCATTTCCCAGCCATCGCCATGTGCGCGGAATGATCCCTTAGACACGATGGTGATATGGACATCCGCTTCAGTGTGGTTATGCATAGGCAAAGCATCGTTGGCATACTCAAAGTCAAAGATGATGCCTGACAACTTACCAAACTGATGCGGAGTCTGTTTCATCATTACAGCACCGTAGGGGCGTTCGGGTTATCAAGTTCAGCCTGTGACGCAACCACTTTGACAGATGCAGTCGTTGTCGTAGACCCAGCCAGACCAGTAGCAACGATAGTCACCGTTTTAGTTCCGGTGCCAACAGGCGTGTAGTCCTTGCTGCCAGTAGTTGCCACAGCCTCACCATCAATAGTCACGCTGGTTGCATTTAAGCTGGTCCATGTCAGCGTTGTGGTCTGGCTCAAGAAGATTGGAGCAGGGCTGAACGACCCCGACACAGTTGGCGGGGCGGTCCAGATCTGCGTGGCTTGGTCATAGTAGAACCCAATGCCAACAGATGTGCCGTCAATGTTAATGATGTAATGGTCAGCAGGCGGATTCCACGGGCCGAGGTTATCGTCCCACACCACCACATTGTCACAGATATTAGTCGCAGTTGCGATCACAGCATAGGTTGTCATGTTAGCTCCTTATGCCGGGAAGACAGTGATAATGACTTGGCCAGCACCGCCAGCACCGGAAGTAGCGCCAGATCGTGTGCCACCGCCACCGCCTCCGGGTTGCGATCCTGCGGTTCCGCTAGTGGCACCAGCACCTCCTGCACCACCATTGCCACCATAAGATGAAGCTCCACCAGCGCCAGCAGAGGTAGAATCATCCCCACCACCACCACCACCACCCCAAACGGATGCGCCACCGGGGGATGACCCCCCAGAAGCACCACCACCACCATGTATAAAACCATCAACACCTGTAGCAGTTGTCGGGAAACCTGTCGGCTGACTACTAAGCCACCCACCACCGCTTCCGGGGGTCGCAATTTGAACAGTCGTGCAACCACTAGTTGCAAAACTAATACCCCAAGGTTTACCACCAAGAACAGTGCTGGTAGTTCCACCTCTTGTGCCTGCGCTAAGCTGCCCACCGCCGCCGCCACCTTGAGGACTATTGTTTCCACCACCGCCACCGCCTCCATAAGCAGTGATCAAAGAGCCAACAGTAGTGTTGCCGCCATTGTTGCCATTTACGTTAGTAGTTACGCCAGTTCCACCCGCACCAATAGTTACGGTTTCCGTGGCACCCATAGCAGAAAGCGTTAGCCAGCGTTCATTATAACCACCGCCACCACCACCGCCGCCCGAATTTCTGCCACCAGAACCGCCACCGCCCCATGCCTGAATCAGCACACGGCTGCCAGCAGCGTAAGCAGGCTTGGTCCAAGTGCCGGAGCCGGTGAACGACTGCACGTTAATGACAGACGTAGCAGGAGCCGTGCTGGTCCAGATCGTGCCGTTGCTGGTCAAGACGTTGCCAGCCGTGCCGACAGAAGTCAGACCCGTGCCGCCCTGCGCTGCCGTTACAGCCGTGCCGGACTGCAAGATCGTGCCGCTGGTGTTTGGCAGCGTCAGCGTGGTATCAGAAGCCGCTGTGCTGGCGTCCAGAGTGACAGAGCCGCCACCCGATCCTTTGATTGAAACTGGCATGTTAGACCACCGTCCAATAAGAGCCGACAGGAACCGTGACGGTAACGCCGGGATTGATAGTGACTGGGCCCGCCGTCATAGCGTTGTTGCCCGTTGTGATCGTGTAATTGATCGAGACCGTTGTGGTGTTCTCATAGAAGGCATAGTTGCCCTGCGTGCCCGTAGGCTGCACTTGCTGAGGAACATTCTGCAGATAGCCAGACATCAAGGCCCCCTATCAAGACTGTTCAAGAACTGAAACAACAACGTCAGCCGAAGTTGCGGCCGATGACACCACCTTCAAGACATCCGCAGTGATCAACACCAGCTTCTGGTCGCCGCCCGACAGGATGTAGGTCTGGCCGATGCCGATCGGCGCACCCTTGGCGATGTAATAGTTCACCGCTGAGCGGGTGAAGTAGACATCAACCGTGATCGGCGCGGCAGACGTATTGGCGACAGACAGGCCGATAATCGTCTCTGTGGTGGACGAGGCAACCGTCAACAGCGTGGCGGGCGATGTGCCAACGTCCTTGGAGACATAGGAGGTGAACGTGTTAGCCATGGGTATCTTCCTTTTCAGGCCATCCTACAGCCTAGGCGGCCATTTTACCAGAGAACCATTCAAGATTTGCCCGCAGCCGAGCATCATCGGGCGACAGCTCAACAGCCTTCTGGCCTTGCTCAATGGCGACATCCGTCAGCCCGAGGTGCCACGCGGCGATGCCCGCCAGATCATGGGGCTGCGCACCCCACACTTCTGGGTCGCATGTGTAGACCATCTGCCGATCGGTGATCCGCAGGGCGCGCATGGCATAGGCAAAGCACTCCTCCCAACGCTGGGAGCGATACATCAGCATTGCCAGCTCGCACCAAGGCTCGCGGGTGTTGGGGGCCTCGGAGGCTGCCATCTGGAACGCCCTCTCGGCCTCCCAAGGCTGACCCAGCTCAGCATAGCACCGGCCCATGACCCGGTAGGCATAGCAGCGCTCGTTCATCCATGTGGCGCGTGGCAGAGCCAGATAGGTCTTGCAAGCGTCGATCGACTCCTGCCAGCGGGCGTTGAAGCTCAGCTCTCGAGCATAGTAGAACGCATTACGCGGGCACTGCGGGTCTTCCTTTACGGATAGGGCGAGGAGATCCATATATTGGCCGCGAGACTTGGTCGGATCCGGTTTGTGGACCGCGAGCAGCATGTCGGTGTGCGCCCACACCTCAGTGATGCGGCCGTCTGGTACGGGGTACTCATGACACGGGTGGTGCCACATATAACCGTGCCGGGCGTGGATCTTCTCGTAATAGAACTGAATCCCGCAGCCCCAGTCGAACATGTAACGCAGGCGCGTTGTGCCCTCGACCCACACACGCTCAATCTCCTCGCGCCAGCCGGGCTGCAGGATCTCGTCGATGTCGAGGCTAATACAAACGTCGTAGTCCCTAGGTACTAGGGCGAGAGCCGCATTGCGCGCCAAATCAAAGCGCCAAGGGGTGATGCAGATGTCATGCACCACGGCGCCATGCTTGCGCGCCTCTTCTGGGAGACCGTCATCGGATCCCGTGTCGGCGATGAGGATGAGATCCGCCTCTTTTGCGGATTCACAGAAGCGCTCAACGAAGTGCGCTTCGTTCTTGCTGATTGCGTAGACGCAGATCTTCAAACGATTGTCCATACTGACCCCGATGGTATGGTGATTGTGACGCCAGAGTTGATGGTCACGGGCCCGAACGTGCCAGCATTGTAGCTGGTCGTGACGGTGTAGTTTGCCGTGATCGTTGTCTGGTTTTCGTAAAATATCCGATCGGGTGACCCGCCCGTTGGATAGATCGAACCTGTTGGCCCAGTTGCGCCGGCAGGGCCTGTGGGGCCCGTAGGACCAGCCACATTGGACGCAGCGCCTGTGGGGCCAGTAGGGCCTGTGGGGCCGATAGCGCCAGCAACACCCACGTTCCAAGCTGAATAGGTGCCTGTGCCGCTGATAGAATCCACATTCACAACGAGCGTGTTGCCGCTGAAGGATGTGATCGCGCCTTCCATGTAGTTGGTCGGCGTCACCGTATAGGACAGGCGCACACGCTCGCCAGCCACGAAGGCAGACTGAGCGGCGGTGAGATTGGTCGTGAAGGTCTGCGAGCCCGTTGCGATCGCAACAGATGTGCTGCTGGTCAGACCAGCATAGCCAATGCCTGTCGGTCCTGTGGGCCCTGTTGGGCCTGTCGGTCCATTGACACCCGCAGTGCCCGTCGGGCCCGTTGGCCCTGTCGGTCCATTGACACCAGCAACGCCGGTGGGCCCTGTTGGGCCGGTTGGCCCGTTGACGCCAGCAACGCCCGTGGGGCCTGTGGGGCCGGTTGGGCCGTTGACGCCGGCGACACCCGTGGGTCCGGTGGGTCCGGCAGTTCCGGTCGGCCCTGTGGGGCCGGTGGGCCCAGTGGGGCCGGTAACGCCGTTCACAAGCGCCAAGAACAACGGCAGATTATTGGCAAAGCCTGTCGTGCCTGTGCCGCCCGAGCCCGCCAGCGTTACGGGATAGGTCCAGTAAGCCGTCGATGTGTTGGGGTTGGTGACAGTCGGCGTGCCCGAGATTGTCCAATTCTGATAGTTGCCGCTGAGAGCCTGATCTTGAATCAGGATCGTTTCGCCAACGGTCAGCAGCGCCAAGAACACATCAACATCGGTGCCATCATCCGTCTTGTGGCTGACGTTGATAGATGTCGCGCTTGTCTGTGTCGCGTTGTTCCAAAGCAGATAGCCATCGCCCGGATAGCCAGATGTGGCGCCAGTGTTTGCCTTGTAGAGGAACAGGCTGGACGATGTCCCCTTGGGCCCTGTAGGCCCGATAGATCCGGTCGGGCCGGTGGGGCCAGTCGGGCCTGTAGGGCCGAGCTGGGTGTACATCACCTGCTGAGCAGTGACGATCACAGACGGTGAGACAGGGCTTGTGGGAGATGTGCCTGCGGGAAGCGTTTGAATGCTGACTGCCGTATTATCAACGCGCCACATCAGTTGCAGATAGTCACCAGCATTGAGCTTCAGAACATAGTTCCAAGAGACAATGTTGAGGCCATCAATGCCGCCATGCTTATTGGTGATCGCAACTTCGCCAGTTGTGTCTGGAACGTCACCCGTGCTGCCGCTGTCGTTCTTGCGCAGCCAAACCTGAGCATTGTGAATCTGCGTGTCAGTGTTCACAAACTGCGCTGAAAACTGAAGGTTATAAACACCAGCATAGGCAAAGGTGATGCGATCACCGCTAGTGATGCTGACGCCATTGCTGTCAGTATCCGTGCTGTTGATCTTCATCGCATAAGCGGTGGTCGTATTAGCAGCCGTCTGGTTTGTCGTGTCCCAGAAGCTGCCCCAATAGCCCAGAGCGCCGCCAGCACCCGTGGCGCCGGTCGCGCCTGTAGGTCCGGTGGGTCCGGTCGGCCCCGTAGGCCCTGTGGGCCCCGTAGGTCCGGCAACGGTCGATGCAGCGCCCGTGGGCCCTGTAGGCCCCGTTGGCCCTGTAGGCCCTGTCACACCTTGAATGCCCTGCACGCCCGTAGGTCCGGTAGGCCCGGTGGGCCCTGTAGGTCCGGTTGGTCCGATATCACCCTGCGGCCCCGTAGGCCCTGTGGGCCCTGTAGGTCCGGTGGCGCCTTGAATGCCCTGCACGCCCGTGGGCCCCGTAGGCCCAGTGGGGCCAACGATGCCCTGCGGTCCCGTAGGCCCAGTGGGGCCCGTAGGTCCAGTGACGCCCTGAATGCCCTGTGCCCCGGTGGGCCCTGTAGGCCCAGTAGGCCCCGTAGGCCCTGTGGGGCCGGGGACGGTCGAATCTGCGCCCGTAGGGCCCGTAGGTCCGGTTGGGCCCGTAGGTCCGGTAGGTCCGGTAGGTCCGACAACGCCCTGCACACCTGTAGGCCCAGTCGGCCCCGTGGGTCCGGTGGGTCCGGTGGGCCCGGTAGGTCCGGTAGGTCCGGTTGGCCCCGTATCTCCTGTAGGCCCCGTTGCGCCAACGGCCCCCGTAGGCCCAATCGGCCCTTGAGATCCTGTGGGCCCCTGTGGGCCAGTCGGGCCCGTGGGACCGATGTGCTGCAAGAAAGCGCCAACAGTGCTGCGCTTCGTGATGCCTTCTTGGACAAGGATGATTGAATCAGGCGGCTGCGGAGCGCCAGCAAGCGGGAGCTGCGTGATCTTTGTCGGGATGAGGTTTGTTGGAACCTTGGGATTGTTCGTCATGGCACCAAATATCCATCGCCCTCTTCACCAATGATGAAGAGGTCATCGTCCTGCGAGATCGTGCCATACATGGTGAGAGCGATCGGCGTATCGGGGCGAGGATGGTTCAGACTGATCTTCTCAGGCTGACGCGGCGCCAAGCGATAAGGATCGAACTGATCCTTGTCTTCTTGGCACACATACAGGCCGGGATAGTTCGGATCCGAGTACAGATCGTCAAGCGACATCTTTCGCGAGCAGCGAGCACAGATGCCGATGCCGAATGTCGATTTGCCTCTTGGATCGTAGAAGATGCTCATCGTGTGTACGGGCTAATGTTGGGGGCGTAGTAGATCGGCGAATTGTCGCGCTCTTCGGCCTGTGCCCAAGCGAGCGCTTCATCAGCGGTCTGCTTGATAGGCCCGAGAAGCTGCGGGTTGAAGTCTGGCAACTCAATAGCAAGACGCCATGCAAGCTGCCACACAATAGCTTCGTACCAGCGCTGCGGAATGTCGAGCGTGTCAGTGAGGCTGCCCACATCCATGATGTATCGCTCGCGCCAGATCGTGAGCTGGCCGAACATGTTTGTTGTGTCAGTCACAGGCCAAATGCGCATGACAGGATAGTCGCGCTGACGATCGAACCAATACTGCAACGGGCGGCCTTGGAAGACCTTGTTGGGAAGGTTCGTCCAGTCATCGCGGTTCATGCGCGCAAGCGGGATCTCAGTGGGATTGTTCGCCGCATACATCTCGATGACATCAAGCGTGTTGCCGCCTGTCTCGCGCATGCGGAAATAGTTCACTGGCTGCGTGCCGTCGATGTCGTACCAATGCCACTTGCCAGCGACATAGTCAGTCACACCGGGAGACAAGCACGATGTCCAAGTGATGCCATCATCTGACCACTCAAAGACAATGTTGAACGATCCAGTGGTTGCCATCATCACGCCAATGGTCGTGACCTGCACTTGCGACTGAGGATCTGCGATTGGATCTGCGCCAATGTAGGCGATCTCAATGTTGCCGTTCGGAGAGTTCTGCGCGCATGATGTGGTGAGATCACCATCAAAAGCATACTGCGGAATGCCGCCAGCAGATGAATACTGCACAGGACCATTCTGGCGCGAGAGCCAGCGATAGTTGGCATTCAAAATATCGACCGTCCCATCGGGCGGCACGATCGCGCCCTGACCCAGATAGAGAGGCAAGATCTCTTTCTCAATGCACCACAGAGGAAAGCCCTGATTGGCGAGCGAGGAGAGCATCAAATACAGATTGTCTTTAGCCGTATCAAGCAGCTCAGAACTGATCTGTTGAGGTTGCATACGGCAACGACGGAAGGCGTGATCTATCACCTTCCGCGTTTGGAAAACCGTCTTGGAAACAGTGCCGGATACTGTCACGGGGCTGCCCTTATCGTTGATCGGCTCGCAGATGTAGCAAGCCCCGTGATTTTAGCAAACCATCAGCACTTTGTCTTGCCGCCCTTTTTCATCATGGCGGGAGAAGCCTCTGGACGAGCAGCGGTTGCTGCGCGAGCCATGGCAGCGCGAATCGCGCCGACATTGGGGCCACCCGGACGCTTGGCATTGACGCCAACGCCGCCTTGAGCAGGAGCGGGGATCATCGGGCCAGCCGGCGCCACAGGCACTGCGCCGGGGCGGGCAGGGGTCGGACGCTGCAGGGTGGGCATGGCAGGGCCACGCTTCATAGGAGGCATAGCAGGGCCACCCATGGCCTTGCCCATGGTCGCACCCATCTTGGCGATGTCGGGGGCAGACTGACGGGCGCCGGGGCGCACAGCGAGGCTGAGCGGGCGAGCAGCCACGCCGCCTTCTGCATAGGGGGTCTTCTTCTGGCCCTTCAGCGAGGCTTCAATGGCATTCGTCTTGGCCATCTGGACCTTCTGAGCCATGCCGCCCTTCTTCAGACCAGCCATGGACTGCTGCTTGTCGTGCTTGGCATCAAGGGAAGACTTTTCCCAAGCCTCAAGGCTCATGCCGTGTTTCTTGGCCAGCTTGCGATCCTGCGCGAGATCTTCCTTGGAATGCTCCCACTCCATGTGGGAGACCTTGCCGCCACGCTTCAAGCCACTTGATGTTAGGCTTTCGTTCTTGGCCTTGTCATCTTTTTCGCGCTTGAGGCGGCGGATTTCAGATTCAAGATGACGAGCCTGACCAATGCTCAACCCACCTTCAGCTTTTTTGACGGCCTTGCGGCCTTCGCTGAGGGCAATGGCGATCGCCTGCTTGGGGTTGGAGACCTTCGGGCCCTTCTTGGAGCCAGAGTGAAGCTCGCCGGCCTTGAACTCATGCATGACCTTGCCAACCTTGGCAGCCATCTTGGCCTTGCCGCCCTTGGCATAGGCCTGTGACCAACTGCCCTGCGAGCGATTGTCCCCACCGGAGACGGGGCCGCTGCCAGCTTCAGAAGCAGCCTGTTCTTCAGGGGTGCGAACCATGGTCTGCGGGATGTTGGAGCCGGGGATGTAGGGCGAGCCTTGGGGCTTGCGAGCCTGTACTTTTTTCTTAGAAGAAGACGGCACAGCGCGGGGATCAAAACCAGTAATGCCTGCGCCAGCGCGCGCGCCACGCATGATGCGCTCTGCTTCAGTCACAGCGTTTGCATCGTCGGCCATCTGGGCCAGCTTCTGACGATCGTAGCCGTCATCGTCATAGTTTTTGGCGCTATCGCCTTCAGCCTTCTTCACAGGCTTGCCAACGCCGATCACGACCATGATGCCCTTGCCGCCCTTGGGAGCCTTAGCAGGTCCGCCCTTTGCCAGCATCTGGCCAGTGACCTTGCTGGGGGCGCTCTTCGTGTAGCCAGCAGCCGCAGGGAACTCAAAGTCCTTCACATAACGGATCGCCATGTTATTTCTCCTTGCGGCGTGCGGCCGCTGCATTGTCCACAAGATTAGGATAGGGCCTGCCAGCAGCCTTCGCGCGCGCCTTGGCAACAGTTTTTTGCTTTGACGTTAGGGGCGTGTGCTCACCCTTAAAGGATTTCTCCCAGAAGGGTTTGATCTTGCCGCCTTTTGCGAAGGAGTACTTCATCAGCAGTCCCACTTCCTCAGTGATTTGTTGATGCGTGAGTTGGGATCATTGGCAGTTTTAGCGGAAGTAAGTTCCGCCTTCATGCCTTTCATACGGGCGCAAAATGAACTGCGACGCCCCGCAGCGGTCGGGCTCTTCTTAGCCTCAGCAGCGGAAACAGGGCGCTTGATGTCATGGCCTTGAGCGCGCAGAGACGCTCGGCCTTTTTCATTAAGGCCACCTTCGGGGTTCTTCCCCTCAGATCTCGTCCATGCTCCACCAGTCTTGTAGACAGGAGTGGAGCCGCCCTTTGCCATGCACCAACGCGCCATGGATCACCCGTAGATTTTGATGCACTCAACGATGATGCTGTAGCTGTCACCATTGGTCGCGCCAACCGTCGAGAACGCAAGATTGCCGGTCTTGCCGGTGCCTGCGTTGTTCGGGATGCCACCAAGGTGCTCGCCAAACTTCATCCAATAGTTGGTGTCTTGCGGTATCGTCCAAGCAAGAACATCGGCCGTCGCATCCCACAAGAGATTGACCGCCATACCAGTGGTCGTTGACCAGATCTGGTTGATCTTGAGATCGGTGCAAGCAACGCCAAACGAGTTCGGTGCAAGGCTCGCGGGAAGGATCTTGTTGACCGCCGCTTCGCCCGTGCCATCCGACAGGTTGGTAAACTTCATGATGATCAGACGCTCGCCATCAAGCAAGGTCTGCGTTGTAACTGTATCGACCATCTGGCCCTCCTAAAG